TAACTCAGCGTGTATGTTCCAGCCACCGATATAGCTGTTAAGTCTGTTGCGTTAATTTTAGTTGTAGCCGCAGCACTAATAGCGTGACCGCCAGAGTTAATCAAAAGTATAAACCCACTCTGTCCTGCGGTGTGATTTGTAAAGGTTAATGCCCCTGCACCCGAAGGTGTGCATTGAAAGTTATTGGTAACGTTTTGATCAAACGACAAATCATTGTCTGTGGTTATCGTGCCTCGGAATGGTGCTGTTAATGTATCCGCTGTATCTGCTTTCAAGATATCCGCGTCAAATGCCTCTACATCAGAACCAATGGCTAACCCTAATGCTGTTCGAGCATCCGATGCATTAGATGATCCTGTACCACCGTGAGACACGGCTAAATCATTTGTTAGTGTTAACGTTGCAATAGTCACCGCATTAGGTAAACCTACGGTCAATGTTTGGCCACTAGCGGCTGTTTCTATTTCGTTAGCAGTCCCCGCAACGGTAAATGTCTGGCTATCTAAATCTACAGCGCCTGTTCCACTGTCCCCTGCAAAATCTAAATCTTCTCCAGTAACTTGAGTATCTACATACGCTTTGATCGATTGTTGGGTCGCCAACGCAGTAGCGCTATTGGAAGACATATTATCTTCATCAAGAATCGCTGTAACTGAGACAGAACCGAGACGAAGGCTATCAAAATAAGCATTGTTAAACACATTAGCGGCAACAGCACCAGTGCCGCCGCCATCGAAATAAACCACTGCAGTGGTTCCGGCAGGGACCTCGTAATCGTTTGACGCATTATACGTTCCTTGAAAAACTAAAATGCTTCTGCTTCCCGATAAATTATTTCTTATGTAAATAATTTTTTCAGCATCGTTAGGAGTAAGTTGAACAAAAGCGGTGCCGCCCAAGTCTCCTCCATCAGCAAAAATAACTAGACGGTTTCTACCATTAGAGGTAGCTCCGTTATTAATAGGTAAAAGATTAGGCGATCCCGAAGATCCGGTAGCGGCTAATGTAATGGATACTTGTCCATCTAAAGACGTGTCTAAAAGACTTAAATTGGTATTTGTGGTATCGCCCCAGGTTCCTGATTGTTCCCCGGTGGCTATAAGTTCAATACCGTTATTAGTAGTATATGTACTGGGCATTTTTACACCTTATGCGGCTATTTTTTCCCAATTAGGGGATTGAGACGGTTGTACCGTACTATAACTTGGATTTTGGTTTGGTACAATATTTCCCCAAACCAAGACGTTCCCCACAGAGGCAGTAGCGGATAATCCGGTAACAGTTATTTCTGTACCGCCCTCCGCTGTAACTGAACCTACAACAGACGTGGCGGAAAGTCCTGTTGCAGTGACTACAGACGCGGCATTAACTGTTACTGCTCCAACCGTTGAAGTGGCCGCTAACCCCGTGGTTGGTACATTTGCTTCCGCTACTACCGTTACAGAACCTAAAGCACTTTGTGCTTGAAGACCTGTAACATTCGCGCCAGCGTTAGCTGAAACGGTTACGGAACCTACTGATGCGGTGGAGCCGGGTAGTGCTGCATTTTGACCCCAACCTGCGCTGCCCCAAGCAGTAGCTGAATTGTTCCAGCCAATGAAAGAGACAACAGCGTTAGCCATTACGCAATCCTTATTATGGCATTACTTGCATCGGCTGTTGGAAAAACTACAGTAAAATCTCCTGTAGTAGAAGTTTTATCCGAACCAAAATCAAGAACAATAACCGCTGGATTAGTTAAAGAAATTGAAGTTGTGTTGGGGGTGCTATTATAAATTAAAGCGCCTCTAGCTGTAATACTAGAAGAACTCCATGTTTCGTCTGTGAAATCGGTAAAAGCTGTTGTGCCACTGGTCGTTGGATCAACGTTAGTTAAATTTTGACCCGCTGCCGTGTACCCCGTTCCACTCGTTTCATTACTTGTGGTATACGCTGTTGTAGACGCATTTAAAGTAGCAGAAGACGTGTAAAGTGCCATCTTGAACGTGTCTGCTCCGTTTGCGAAGTCATGTGCTCCAAACATCAATTCCTTTTTAAAGGAAGTACACATGAAGTTACCTGAAAAAGCCATGTTAAATTCTCCTTGTTAATTCAGCTAAATCTTGATGTCCTGCATCAGACAAAGCGTTATAAATAGTGGTTCTATCACTTTTAATAGCTTCTCTCATGTAAAAAGATAGGACTTTAATTAAATGTTTCTTAAAAGCTCTTGCTTGGTCCCGTATTACAGGATTTGCCGTATCAGAAATAGATATAATTTTTTCTGCACAGCGTTCAGCTACTTCTTCAGGAGTAAAACCACGGTTGCTTGTAGTTTTTACATCAACAGTAAAAGTAGGTGTAACATTTAAATCTAATGCAGGAATACTCATTGTTTAGCCCTAATAACCTTACCAACCCTATATTCATCGGTAACTTCTTTAGCTTCACCCAACATTTTCATTCCAACTAAAGCTTCACCAAAACGTTTTTCATACAAAGCTACTAAATCTTGCTCACCTTTCATATAAGTATACGCTTCTAGCAAGCTTCCATAAAGCATGGCTATTTGAGCATTTTCACTTAACCATGTAGTGCCACTGTCGGCTCCCGCTGTTAAACTAGCGGGGCGATAAAAATAGTGTAATTCAACAACCCTTGCTGCATTTGGCGTTGGACCTAGAATAAAATTAGTTAAATCAAAAACCGCATAATATCTAGGGTTTCCTTCGGTAGCTCCGTTTGGGTTAAAAGACTGTATAAAATCAGCATCCTTAAATTCTAAAAATTGATGTTCACTGTTAGCGTCAACAAAAGACAACGAAAAAGGAGCTAAAAAATCACTAGGGGCCGCCAAATATTTATTGGAAGCAGTCATAGTTCCACTCACATTTTTTCTAAATAGGCTAAGTTGAACGTTTTTTAAAATGCGTTCTTCCGCTTGTTGAATAAAAATGGACAGATTATTTACAAACGATGTTTCATCGTTTTCTGTGTAATCTTGAATAGCCGTTTTTAATTGTGCATATGTAAAACTCATGATGTCGTCACCGTAACCAAACCAACTTGACCAAAACCGGTAGCTGGTCTTAAATTTTCATCTTCAACAGTGGGAACGCCTACATAAACATCCATAGGTTCCGTGCGGTCCGGTCGGGCATTTTGCAAAGCTTGCGGATCGACTACCTTCCTAAAAGGACCTAATTGCGGGTGTTTTGGCTCATATTGGTCGGGACCCACTAATAAACCGTTCCATTCACGACGCATAACTTTGTACGGATACCTAAATCCGGATCTGTCGCAAATAGCGTAAGAGTCTTTTCCTGTGGCAAACTTAGCCATTAACCCGACCTGTAGTAACTAAACTTAGGAACAACGTTAAAAGAAGCTCTGTCTCGATCCTCTTCTGCAGCACGTTGAAACTCTTCTTCATAGATAGCTTTTAACATCTGTGTTCTTTGCGGACTCTTCTTTAAAGACAGATAGTAAGCTAGACCTGCGGCTAAACAAGGATAAAACCTAAAAGGCATATCCATTGTGTTAACAAACGTGTCTGCGTCATCCATACGTGTCAACGCATCATAGTACACAGTGTATGTTGTGCTGCTATCCGGTACAGGCCAAACTTTTAAATTTGGCGTAAGTTGCCGATCCAAAAAGAATTGATTAGGGCGGCCAGAAGTAGTTTTTGTAGGTATAGTAAGATATTCGTCTCGGCTTAGACGCTCTAACGAATAATCCGTATTAGACACCCGAATAACCACACCCAACACATCAATTACATCTGTTCCTAAATTATACTCGCCATCATTTGCGGTTAACGTCAAAGACCGTTGTGCAATAGTCCATTGATTTAAACCACGATTGGCCCAATCAGCAAGCATAAGATTAAGAGACCTTTTAGCTGTTTTTAGGTCGTAACCGGTCCTAACTTCTAAGCCACATCGCTCAAAAGCTTCTTCGATGTAATCGGCTACATCTAACTCAAAATCTGTACTTCCTGAAGTAGCCATAATTAGGTTGCCTTAACTAATTTGTAGCCTTTTTCTTTAGCCTTTTTACGAAGCTCTGCTACGCTCATGCCGTTAGTAGCCGCGCCACCGTCTTTCATTTTCTTAACCATACCGCCGCCACGCATTTTCTTAACCATACCGCCGCCACGCATTTTTTTAGGTGCCATTGCCATTTTTTAATCTCCTGTAAAGTTCTTCTCTACGTTTAAAAATATGAGAAGCATTGTACTCCTCAACATAATTGTCATAATACCCGTTTTTCTTAATTTTGTGCGCGGACTCTTGTAATTTAGAAAGTCTTTGAACAAAAATCATTGCATACTCTACGTCAACCAAAGGCTCAAATTCAGCCTCCTCTGAAAATTCTGGAGAGTCATCATAAGGATGAAACCCCATAACCCACATGTCTTTGTCTATAAAAAAACCCTTTGAAATTGCAAGATTTACTTCATCTAAAAATTTATGAAACTTTTCACTGTTCTCTTCAAACGTAAAATCCACTAATATAGCTAAGTCGTGCCTATCTTCCCACTGAGACAACGATGAATACAAATTTTGATAACTATCTTCGTTCTTAAACAAAATAGCTACCTTATCATCTAGCCAAGCCTTCTTAGCATAAGGACAAGGCGGTAAATTATTAAAAAATTTATTAGGTTTTTCTAGTATCTTTTCAGACCAAGACCTAATTTCCTCTACAACTGTTTTTTCTACAGGATCTCCTATAAAAAAAGTCATGCTTTTTTAGAAACTGCGCCCGTAGTGTATTTTTTTCGGTCCGACAAAATTTGACCACAACCTATCGCAACTACGCCGCCATTTTGCATCGTTGTTACTTTAGCTTTTTTTGTATTAGATACAACTTGTTTACCTTTAGAGCCTTCTCGTTTCTTTTTACGAGCGGTAGAAGCTCTTTCCGATTTACTCAAACTTTGAGCCTTAGCTTTAGGCAAACACCTGTCTGGGTTTTTTTTGTCCTTGGAAGTCCCGCAAGGACCTGCAATGTTTCCAGAGCTGTCTATACGAACCCACTCTTGGTCTACCCATTCTTTTAGTTTACCCATTACCGACCTTTCCGTTTACCGCCTTTAGATTTTTTAGCGTAATTCGGATCTTTACAATATTTAGAAGCAGCTAAATTGGCATAAGCACTTGGATAAGTGTCAAAAGTTCGTTTAGCCCAAGCTTTTCCTTCGGGGCAAATTTTACTTCCTTTTGACTTACTAGAGACCGCACCGCCTTTTCTATAGTAAGTTACTTCGCAAGGAGAGGACTTTGGACCTGTTTTTACTCTAGAACCCATACTAACCCCACAAACGGTGTACCATTGGAGTTACAATAATTAAAACCACTAAAAACCAAAGTTTATTGCTTAGTCCTTTTAAATCCTCTTTTTGAGCATCTAAACGTTCCTCAATATTCTTGTACCGAAGCTCACATTTCATTTCGTGATGAGCTAACTTACTTAAAACTTCTTCCGGTGTTAATTTAGTCATTTTAATCACCACGCTTTACACGACCAAAACCGCGCAGAAAATTTATCTTTGGAGGTGTCACACTTGTGACGCGCTCTAAAACTTTTTCTGCGAGCAGGCTGGTCTTTTTTAATCGACATATTCGGGTCGCCAAACCGAACCAGCTTGACTTGGTCACCTTTTTTAGCAAGAACTGCACTTTTTTTCGGTTTACCGGGGGTATTTTTAGGCTTATTAAAACCTGCAAAAGTTTCTCCCCGGTATTTTAACCGTCCTGAAGGCAAACGTTCTACGTTTTTAACAGTCGCCATTGTTCACTCAATCAAACTTTTTGCGTAAGTACATGATTACAGTATATGTATCATTACTAGAATGACCGACTGTAGTGAAATTAACGTCTCCTGTTTTACCTGAACCTGCATTGTTAAGGAGACCACCAAAAATAGTGTAATCATGGTCTCCACTTTGGTTTTCACCTAATTCAATACAAAACAAGTCCGAACTTGCGTCCCACAGGATTTGCACTTTCATACCGATACATTGCCACCAGATCCGTTCAATAACGACTCCGGTACAGGCATCGCCGTCTGCGCTGTTGTCCAAAGAACTTACATCCACTTTCGTAACGGCGCTTTCTCCAGTTCCGTCCGAAACGTTTGTAAATTTCATTACTGCATATTTAGGCCCGTCTACAAGGGTCTGTGTAGCCACTGCATCAGCCATTTAGACCTCCTATTATTGATCTGCAAAAACGGGAGCAGTTGTTGAGGTAACATTACCAAAAATTTGATAATTAGTTGTGTCCTTACCAACAATAGTTATATCAAAAGCCTGTGGTACATTTATTTGAATACTGCTGTTTGAGTTACCATCAGAAAAAACAGAACTGATTGCATTATCTGAATCAAGGAAGGTAACCCCACCAATATAAAAATTTGTATTGCCGGGAGTAACGATAAGCGCATCTGTTGCATCTGCGGCTCCTCCAGCATAAACAAATCTAAATACCGCTCCCGCTATTGGTGCCGGAAGAGTGTATGTATTGTCTTGCCCACCGTCAGGAACAAGTAAAACCCTGCCGCTGTGTGTAGCATTAGTAAGAGTTACAGCCGCATCCGCTAAAGAAACGGGAGCTCCTCCATAAGTAGTAATGTCTGTGATTGCGCCAGTAGTGGCGTTTTTAGATACAGATACAAATCCGTTTTCGGATCGTACTGGTCCAGAAAAAGTAGTATTAGCCATTTTTATCTCCTGTCTTGGCAAGTGTCAGTCGCACCATTGCAACTGTCAGGGTAGGTATAGCATACAAAAAATTAAACAAAAAAGAAAGGGATAGTTTTACCTATCCCTTTCTCAGTCTTCACAAATAAGATTTTGTCTTATTTTACAAAGGGTTATGCACCCGGTGTACCGAAGACACAACGCCAATCAGAAACACCAAAGCTGTAACGCTCTCGTGCCTTGAATCGCATGTTACCGGTATCAAAGTCTCCTTCCATTGCCGTTTTAATTGGCGAACGGTTAAAGTACTTGAAGCCGTTAGGTGCGTCAGTTTTAATAAAGAAAGCGTCTGTATCTGTCAGGAAGTGATTTACCACTGCACCTTCAGGAAGCATTCCCATATTCTTCATTGCGTTGTTGTCGTTGTCCGCAGTTCCTGAACGTAGGTTTGAGTTAATAACCCGCTCTGCAATAAATTGCAGTTCTTTAGGGATAATTAACTTTGTACCACGAACAGCGATCTTTAGACCACGCTCATCGGTAAGACCTGCAATGTCAATAAGCATCTGCTCAAGAGAAGTCTCGTTGAGGTCAGCCGCTGTTGACAATAAGTTACGCTGGCTACCAGAAAGGCTTGGGTGAGCTGCGGAACAAAGAGCTGCTCCATCACCTACAGGGTTGGCTGTATTGAACGCATTGTTCAAGATAGCAGCCGCCTTGATTTGCTTTGTCTGGGCCATTGAACGTGCAAGAGCCTTTGTGTATCGCGAAGCAAGTCGATCATAAAGGTTGTCTTCGACAGCCTCTTCTGTAATCGAGAAAGCAAGCGCGATTGTGTCGTGTGTGTAACGAGCTGTAAATGTTTCTTGTGCATCGTCAAAACTAATGGCATTGCCTTCATTTTTGACAGGTGCAGTTGAAAACCCAGCAAGCATTACTTCTTCTTCAAAGGCTCTGTCCGAAGACTCCTCTTCAAAGATTTCAGCATGCTCATTTTCGTAACGGTTGTATTCAAGCCCGAACAAGGCATTAAGTCCGGGTTCTAGCTCTTTCGCCAGTTGTGCGCGAGAAATAGCCATTATCTAACCCTCCTTAAATGCCGAGAGAATCCGCAGTGGTTTGTGAATCAAACCTACGGGTTCCGGCGTTAAAATGTGCGTTTAATCTAACTACAAGTGGAATACCAGCCGCAGTGTAATCACTGTTAGCTTCATCATCCATAATACCTACAACCCTAAGTGGTAGTGTCGCAGTAGTTGCAATAGTAGAAACGCCTAAAGCACTATTAGAACAGCCCGTATCGGTGCTGCCTGTTCGCGCAGAGGTGCCAAGCGACGCATTTGCAAACACTGCTGCCAGAGCCGTTGCACGGTCTGTCAATGAAGCATCTGAAGCCACTTTAAATAGCTGGTTTGGGTTGTCTGCTACGAAGGCTTTAACTGGATAGTTAGTGTCTACGCTAACAGAGTTTGAACCTGGCCAGTAGTTAATCCATACAGGTTTTTTCTGTACAGAATCATGGTACTGAACGCCCATTAGGACACCTAATGCTTGAGTGGTTCCACCATCTGTGGCACCAGCTTGATCAATAACACCCGCTGCTAAAGGAACGCAAATGGAGTATTGAAAAATAGCATTAGTGTTGTTAGAAGCAATCTCATACTCAGTTACACCTGTTGAGTTTACACCGCTTCCAACTAGCCCAATAGGACGAAGACCATAGGCTGTTGTTGCATTTGCCATAGTATTTTTCTCCTAAAAGAGCAGTCCTACTTTATTTTTTAGGACCACCAAAAGTTACACGAGATTGACGATCAGGTTTATTAATCGTCATAGTCGAATGTGAGTTCTCGCGCATCATGTCATGGTCTACCGCGTCCATCTGATCTTGACTTCGTCTTCGGAAGTGTTCAGTTCTTTCAGCAACAGTTTCCAATGGCATTCTTGCGAGAATTAAACCACCCTGTCCAAAAACACCGGAATATCTACCTGATTCTATTACAGGGCCTTCAAAGTCAGGATATTCATCTTTACGGACTAATTCCCAACCTTCCCTTAATTTTGAGCTGACGTTTTTTTGATCATCAAATCCTCTCGTTTCCGAGCGAATCCAACGATGCGTGTAACCGTCAGGTGCAGGTGGTGCATCTAATACAGAGGGGGGAGCCCAAGGTTTACGCACGGCTTGTTTCTCCCTAGTTTTAGTTGCGCGAGGGGCTCTATCGATCTTAGTTTCTTCAGTCATCTTTATTACTCCTTCACGTATTTCGCGTATTCTTCAAGTGGCACACCCAATTTTTTCGCTATTGCGACTTGGCTCGGGGTGAGTCGAACCTTTCTCCCACTGCGCCCAGTTGTGGCTGTTCTTGAGGCTGATGCAACCGTCTGAGCGGGACGCTTGTTTTGGCCTTTCAACTTATGCGGAAACTCTTCCGCCATTCGTCGATCTAGTTCAGTATAGTACTCATCACTTTGAGGGTCAAATTTTTCATCTTCAATTAATTTCTTATGTATTCCAAAAACCGCATATGTCATAGCTTGATCTTCGCCAAACCATTTGTTTTTAAGGGCCCAATCTTCTGCTTTGGGGTCCGGTTTGTTGGTAGGCGGCACAGGTTGAGCTACAGGTTGAGCGGCTTTAAGTTTAGCTTGTTCCGCATATTGAGCTTGTTGTGCCTTAGCCTGTTCGGCTCTGTCAGCTTGAATGGCTAAAGTCGTTATTTTCCTTTGAGCTTCTACCGCAGACTTAGTATCACCTAACTCCATCGCACGGGAAAGTTCATTTTCCGCTTGCTCCATTTGAGCTCCAACACGAGTGGTAAACTCCGACACATAGCTAGTATCCAAGTTGTCCATGCGTTGTTTAATCTGATCTGCTTCTGTCTGAACTTGCCGAGCATAGTTAATTGCTTCTTGCTCTCTTCGTTCAGCCTCTCTCATTTTTTTAGTCAAGCGATCTATTCGTTTTTGCGTAGCCGATTCAGCTTTTTTAAACTGATCCTCTGCGCTATCCTCGCTATCTGCTTGTATTTCTACTTCTTTCGAAGTACTTTCAATTTCTTCAACCTCTACTTCTGTATCGACTTCATTTTCTAATTCGAGGTTAGTTTCTGTTTCAGCCATCATTTATTCCTTATAAGTGGTGGATATCTTCGGGATCAAGAATAGACGCTAGAATTTCATCGTCGTTAAGGATTCGTACCTCTCCCCCGTCTATTTGAAACCTAGAACCAGCATAACGAGCAAACATAACCCATTGTTTTTCTTGGCACCAAGCTCCAGACGGAAACTTTTCTTGATCTTTGTAAGCTAATGGACCTAGCCTCAAAACATAACCTACTTGTGTAGATATTTGTTTTTTGTCTTGAACTTCATCCGGCAGAAATATACCGCTTTCAGTTTTAGCTTTACCCTTGTAAGGAAGAATTAATACTCGCCATCCCGTAGGTTGAGGCAAACGCTCTAATAAAGAACCTGTAATTAATTCTGGGTTTAGCACCGGTTTATCTACATAAGCCTCGGCTAAATTAGGTTTTTTTTCTTTCGCTACTTCTTCAGTCATCAGATTGCTCCTGTTTTTCTAGCAGGCCCTTGAGTTCCTGTTCTACGTGATTTAAGGAATCTATGTTTCCCATAAGCTCACGATAGTGCTCCATTGATTTAACGTTTCCGTATTGCAATAAATCCACAATACCGGAACGACGTTCCCGAATAATTCTAAAAACAGCTTCCGCTACATATATCTCATCCATCGCTCCTCGCATATAGTCTAATAAAATCGTAGATTATCTTAGCATATCCTATATAGGAATGGCTAGTTTTTATGCAAGTTCGAAATGAGGAGCGTCTACAAAGGGTCTTCTGTTCTGTGAACGGCGTAAATCAATATACTCGTTCATCAAATCTTCTGTGGGCATCTCGGTATCGGTTAAGTTTTTATGCCAAGCAGCACCCCAACGTAATTCAACATTTAATTCTTTAGCCGCCTGACGCATAGCTTCCGCTATATCGTCATATAAATTTAATTCCCAACTAACTCTGGGGCCTATGTAAGCTACCAAATCAACCGCTTTGCCGCCTATGTGTTTGCTTCGTAAGGTTTGACTAGCACCTTTAGCCACTAATTCTTTTTGACGCTCTAAAGTTCTTAAACCTTCAGAAACCCCAAAATCTATTTTTGTTATGCTTATGGCTTTTTCTACTACTTCAATAAGTTTAGGATCTAACCCTTTTAACCTACTTAAACTTCTTTCGGATAGCTTAAAACTCATCTACCCTGACCCCTGTATTTTTTAAAATTTCTTTTGTCGTGTTTATTACGCGGTCTAGAAAAAAGAGAACTGCCGTCGCTTGTTTTCTTTTTAATACGTAATTTATGAGCACGTTCTCCAATAGTTAGTTTAGCCATTACTTAGCAACGCCTTTACTTTTTTCAAAACTGCGAAGTCCACCAAGTCCTAGCATACCCATTAACACAGTCATTAATTGCCCCATGTCGAAATTAGGTAGAGGAGGTACCTCCATACCATAGGCAGCGAGACCAAAAATAGCCAGAGGCTGGAGCACAAAATGATAAGCAAAGGCAGCGCCGCAAACCCAACCCACAAATGGTCTCCAACCACCTTTCCAAACTGAGTTACTAGCCGCTTCAGCTTTATTGACTTCAACTTGTGCAAGGGCAAGTTCCTGTGCATGCCTGTCTGCCATCGTTGAAATCTCATGTGCTAGTGCCGCTTTCTGATCTTTATCTTCTACAAATTTATCTAAAAGCCCTGTTACGGGGCCAATAAGTGCATTAAGTAGGGCCATGTTGCCTCCTTATTTTTCACACTTACATACATCAATACCTAGCTTTGCTAGAACCCAAATAACTAAACTTTTAACTTTTCTGTAGCACCATATAAAAACGGTTTCTATCAACTCAATGACCCACAAAAAAGCACCTAAAGTCTTTTCGTGTATTTTGTCTATTATTCTAAAAATCATAAAATGCTCCTATTAAGCGGATGTTTTTTTACGTTTTTTTAAATTAGAACGACCAGCTTCAGACAAAGCTATAGCAATGGCTTGTTTTTGTTTATAACCTTCGCTCATTAACTTTTCAATATTCGAACTAACCACTTTGTCGCTTTTACCTTTTTTTAAAGGCATTTTAACAACCGTTAAACTTTGTACCTTTAATTGCGGCCCCTGCTCCACGCATAGTCATACGCTTTACAGTATCTCCCGCCATAGGCGCATCCGCAGTTTTGCCATAAGGAATACGACCTTGATCTTTAATGTCTGCATACTCTACTGCTTTTGGTGGGTTAGACGGGGCAGAACCCATATACTTTACTTTTGATTTCATTCTGGTCTCCTAAAAGGGTTGTGAGATCATTTCATACGATTAATTATATCAAATAAGGTTTTAACCTTGTCTTCTAATATTTTAACTCTAACTGTAATCTCAGCTCTAAAAGCTACGCCAATAGCGGCAACCGCTATTACACCAGATAATATTGGCCAAATTTCTATAAATTCATTCATCAACCAGACCTTTGCTTCAACAACTCTCGTTCCATTGCCGATTGTATTCTAGCAGCGGTTTGAGCTTCCTGTGATTGAAGCCGTTGCTGGAATTGATCTTTTCTGGCTTGTAACGCTTGAGCATCCAAATTAAGTTTTTGAGCATCTAACTGAGCATCGTTCTGTTCAGCTTGAGCTTTAAGTTGAAGTTCAGTTTCTTTCAACTGGACTAATGGATCAGGCTGACCTGCTCCAGATAACTGACCAGACAACTGTTTAACCTGCTGCATACCCTCTGCGACAAATTGAGCAACCAGTTGTTCCATTTGAAGCATTTCTTCTTCAGGAGAAAACTCTTGGCCCGATTGCGCCCTTTGTTGAGAATAAGAAGTAATCGCCTGCTCTTGTGCTGCAATCTTTACATGCTCCATTACATGTTTTTGTAAAGCCATAGCTACCGGAGGCAATGATCCAACCATTGGACTAGAACCAAAAACCAAGTGCGCCATAATATGAGATTGATGATTCTGACCCTCAAAGGCTTTCAAGGGAAGCATATCCAAAGAATCAATGTTTTCCTGAGCAGGGTCTAACGGTCTCGGCTCTTCTTCAGGCACGGACTTCATTATTCGGTCCGCATCGGTCACACCTAAAGCCTCGTACATGTCCCGATAAACTTCATGCATGTTGTGTAATTCCGGTGCAGCACCCGCCAATTGTAGTTTTGTTTGCGCTAGTACGATACGTTGCGCCTGACTGAATACGTTAGGGTTACTTACCGGAATCACATCTACTCTATCATCAAAATCTGAACGCATAACACTTGCATCCGATCCAACAACAGAGTATGGATATTCTTGCGGTAAACTCTCGCTCATCACACGAGACAAAATCTTAAACTCTTGACGCATCCCGTAATGCAACCGTTTATGCACCGCGCTCATCACACGAGAGCCTTGCTCCATCATCGCAATCGTAGTTCCTACTGCCGCACTTTGATTACCATCACCAACCTTTAAATCAGTAATCGTTGCAAACCTCTGACCCGCCTGAACTACAAAACCTAACAGTTGAAACAACGTCTGGTCAGGACCCTTAAAAGGTAAGGGCATAAGGGAGTCACGGATGGCACCGCCCGGAGCGTCCACATCTCTAAATTCACCGGGCTGGAGTGGATCGTCATCGTCTCGAATACGAAGTCCTCTGGCTTTAAAACCAGCAGGTAGGTTGGACAAAGTACCCGCATCGATTAATTGCCTCAACGCAGCAGTAGCCGTCCGTGACAAACCGCCAATAGTGTGGATAAGTCCTAGACCGTAAAAACCAAAACCAGGTAAGAACTTAAAATGAGTAAAGTATTGAATCTTTTTCTTTAACTCATCGTCTTCCATATAGTTTCGTCTAATCGACAAAACCTCACCATTGTCCTCAGAAATCGTTACGATGTAAGGAACCTTAATTCCAGTAGGCTCACCTTCGTCATCCGTCTCTTCATAACCTTCTAAATCTAAATCAACATGACACTCCAATAAGGTGCAGTCATAATCAATCTGCGAAGGCTCTACACCTTCAATTTTATTTAATTCTTCCGTAACACCGTTCATTCCCGACTGAGCAGGAATAACATCAATGTCCCGATAAAAACCCGAAACTTGCTTTTTTCTCAAGTCATTTAGACTCATCCTAAATACTTGAGTAATGTTAGGACACGTATCCAAGTCCGCCGTTTCATAAGGAACAACTAAATTCTCCGCCGGTACAAACTTAGATACCGCACGGCCCATCGTTTCATCATAGTAAGTCTTCTTAAAGGTCGAACCCGCCAGCGGCAAATAGAACAACATCTGATCCATGTCCGGCGTGTAATCTTCCATCACATCCGTGATGTAGTAGTTCATAAAATTCTTAACGCGCCGCGCCTGACTAACCTTCTCCCGCGTCTCCTTGCCCATCACAACAGTGCGAACAGGACCACCCGCAGGCAATAACTCGTTAAACGCTTGCGCCTGAAATTGTGTAGCGGCCTCTGCCAATAAAGGATGAGTCACGGACGACGAACCACGGAAAGGTTGTGTACGCTCTTCATATGTAAATCCAAGAAGTTCTAGGCCATCAGCATACGCCTCTTCCCATTCTTGGCGACTCGCCTTGTTCGCATCAAATTCTCCCAGTAACTCATTGGCAATGCGTTGTAATTCTCTGGTAGGAATATCCTCAGCAAGATTAGCGTAAAAATCATCATCGCCTTGGCGCTCATCCATCGGCTCAAAATCAATAGTAACGCCCCCATCTTCTTCTTGCTCAATCTCAATTTCGCCAACGTTTTCTGCCTCTATCATGGCTTGGACCGTGTTCCGTGAGCCGGGGATCTCTAGCTCTAACTCAGCATCTAAATCCGCTTCGTCAAGTTGCGAAGGAATCGCATTTTCCATGAAGGTTCCAAATCCTTTGTTAGCCTCTGCCATTTTTTATCCTTTAGACTTTTCTTACCGCTCGTGTCTTACCTCTAACAGCGCAACCGTCAATACTTTTACGAGCCGATTTCCGCGATGCACGGACCTCGCCACCTTCTTCCATTTTTTTAACTTCACCACCAGAGGCTATTCTTCTAGACGCAGACTTACCTGTAATAAAATCTATTCCCTCTATTAGTTGTTTTTTCATTTTATCATCCAGAGAACTTGAAGGTTTTGAGGGTTTTAACTTTTCCATTAGTTCTCTTTCTTTTTCCGAAACACGTCCGGTTTTTGGTTTTCTTGGTTTTCTTAACCTTTCCCTTAGTTCTTCTTCTTTTTTCCCATCTATCTTTGGCATATTGCTTTTATAGTTCTTATCGGATACATCTGGCATAGGAACCGGTTTTGATTTTTTTACTTTACTGTTAAGGTCAGGCATGTTTTCTCCTAGATAGTATTAGCGCAATTCTACTAGATTAATAATATACACGTACTCTATCAGAACTTTCCTCATTTTCCCAACTATCAGTCGGTAATTGAACAAAATTTCCTTGACGATACCGCATTAAAGCCTGTGTCATACTATCCACCAAGTCGTCATATTCGCCATTTGGAAAGGCCGCGACCTCTTCAATCAACTCGTCCGCGAATACTTCGTCGGGGACCCAGACCATTCCAGCCTCAAATAACGGCGAAACACTATGCACCCGCGACACTTTGTCGTTACCTTTACTCGGTGTGAAGTTTACAACCGGTATACCCATGTTTCGTAGCTCGTGGGTCAAGGGCAAACCACTCGCCTTTGCCTCAACAATGACGGTGTCGGGGTCCCAAAACTTATAATTCTCCAAAGCCACCTCTTTTAGCTCCGGAAAATCCCATCGACCCTTCTTGCTGTCCAAAAGTATAAGTCCCGGCTGCCCCGATTCGTTAGGATAAAACACCCCCCACGTCGTAATAGCCGAAAAATCCGACGTTTCCCGCTTGGTAAACGCCGTATCATAACTCTGAATTACATATTGTAAGTTGGGCACCGTATTTTTTTCCCATTTTTTCCACCATTCGCGTGGAATTATGGCGTTTTCCTCACCCGTAGGGTTCTGCTGGTACTGCGCGTTCCATTTGCCCGGCGGAATCGACGCTTTTACCGAAGTCAAATCCTCCAAACTCCAGTATTCCGGCCAACACGGCTTACCGTCATCAAAAATAGCCGGTAATTCCACGACTTCCCACTGATCGGCCAACGGATCTTTAGCCATCGCCCTCAATAATTGGCCCGTCATGTCCTTCTCCGACCACCGGGTCTGCACCAATACAATACTCCCACCCGGCTGTAGCCTCTGACGGGGGCCCCCAGTGTACCAATCCCAAGCATCATCAAATCCACTGACACTCATCGCCGTTTGCTCCGAGTGCGGATCGTCAATAATCACCAAATCGCCACCACGACCAGCCAAATTAGAACCTACCCCCACCGCATAGTACATGCCACCCTTGCTCGTGTCCCAACGGCCCGAAGCCTTACTGTCCGCGGCCAACTGTACTTCAGGAAAAATCTCCTTGTACTCGTCGCTATCAATCAAATTCTTCGTCTTACGGCCAAAGTTAACCGCCAACTCCGTCGTGTGCGTCGCCTGAATAATCTTCATCTTCGGATTCCGGCCCATCATCCAAGCAGGAAACAAATACGACGCAAACTCAGACTTCGTGTGCCGTGGGGCCATGTTAATGATCAATCTCTTTAACTCACCCTTGGCCACCCGCTCCAGCTTGTCCGATATAATCTTATGGTGCCGACCCGCAATAAAGTCAGGCCAGACAGTACGAACAAATCCAATAAAATTATTTTGTGAGAACTCGTTCTTCTCCAATTGAGCTAATCGCAATCGAAGCTTTAGCTCCCGGTCGTTAGCGTTTAAATCTACATCCATCGGGGGACCCTGTAAAAATTATAAAAACGCTTATGAAAAACGCCTGTGCAAAACGCCTATGTTTCACGTGAAACAATTAAATCCAATATCCTGTCCCAATCAACCGCACCATCAGAACGATACAACGGCTTAATCTTTAACCCGTCAAACTTTAAATCCATCGCATCCGAACCTCGATACAACGATATCGACTCCGGCGTGGGAGCCTTGGTCCGTGTGCCGCGGTCCGCGATCCGCAAAACAAGAACCCATGTACTTGCATGCTTGTGCCGACTCAACCAAGATACCTGGTGCGGTCTCAAATCCACCGCATTAGTCGTGGACGCTTTTAATTCAACAAAGTGAAAGCCTCCCGACTCGTCGCACAAAACGACATCAGGCACACCGGGCATGGCCCACGTTTCAAGACGTGTGTGCTCGATCTTCCTCTTGCTCTTCTCCAAGGCTGTCTTCATGGTTTTCCAAAGACCGCTCTCCCTCTTCAGGGCCGTCCTCGGAATCTTCCTCTCGTTCTGGAGTAACATCAATCGTGATCGGGGCATAACCTTCCTTTATTTCCTCTAGGGCTTTCAATACATCTTCCTTGGACATCGAATCAATAGAACCGTGTCTGATCTCAGATTTGTTGATATATATGTCTCCGTGGGCCTGACCACGTCGATACTCAGCCTGCACGGCAGCGGAATACGCTCCGTTGTCCAAGGCTCGATCCCGGATAACCTGTAGATCCCTTATATGTCGCTTATAGTCAATCCCATATTTGTGATCAAGCTCGTCTCGATAAGCCTTAATCTGCTTAACCACATGTGGGCAAATAGCAGGATTTGTCAATTCATAAGCCCTCTGGTGCGCCGATCCCGTTGAATATCCCGCATTAATCGCGGCTTGACGTAACGTGATCTGACCATCCTTAGTTACCAACTCTTTGACAAACAATTCCTGCTTTCGGGTCAAGGGTTGTTCTTTCAAAGCCTTGCTTCGCGGCCCAAGGGCTCGAATAGTCTTTTCCTTAATCTTTGCTTCTTGTTTATTCTCTCGCTTCTTGACTACTTTGTTATAAGCCTTGATGGCTGCTTTCAGATCACTAGTTGTTGGCATTGTTTTCTCTGTAAATGGATATGGGAATATATGCGCTAAATTATAAAATTTATAAATTTTTTTGCAAGTAAAACATGATATGAAATTTTTGACAAATATTTGTGAAAAACATAGTCCTTGCTCCCGTCCCCGCGACATGGGAGCGCGATTTTTGTGCACCGCAACACGAATCGCGGAAATCGACCGGATGACCCGATAAACAGGGGCCCCCAAAAATTGTGCTATGCACACAATACCAGGAGGCACGGCTGCCGAAAAACGCTGCCGAAAATCTGCCTAGGATAACGCCGAAAAAGACAAAAAAAACACTACCCACGGGACGCGATTCACGGGCCACGGATTGCGGTACGTTTGGGACGGGCCACGGCCAGCTGGGCCGTCCTTAATTCACTGAGGGAAGCTGAGGGAAGCTGAGGGAAGCTGAGGGAAGCTGAGGGAAGCTGAGGGAAGCTGAGGGAAGCTGAGGG